GGAGACTGCTGTTACCCGGTGGCGTGATGCTGGACGACCGCCGGTTCATATCGCACTGGTTGGTGACTGTATCGAAGGCAACCAATCACAGAACGGACGCAACATGTGGCGTTCACGACTTACCGTTACTGAACAAACCCGGATTCTGCGTCGAATGCTACTTGCTCACATCGAAGCATTTATCACCGCACCGCAAGTGTGGCTGTCAGTGGTCAACGGCAACCACGACCAACTCCAACGATTCCAAGAGACAAGAGCTGATGATGGTCACGCTACAGAAGCGGCCATCGCGGTTGCAGATGCTCTTGCAGTAAACCCAGAGAGGTATAAGCATGTCAAGATACACGTCCCGGCCGTTGACGAGGATCATCTGGTCATTGACTTCAACGGTACCGTCATGGTCTTGGTACATGGCCACCAATGGGCGCGGGGTAAGTCGATGGATTGGTGGGCGGGTCAATCATTCAATCTGCACGCTGCGCAGGCTGGTCATATCCTCGTCCACGGCCATGAACATGAGTTCAGCATTCGCTCCAAGCGAGACCGACTTGTTCTCTGCACACCCACTATGGAGTCAGAGTCCACATGGTGGAAACACAAAACAGGTGACGTCGCTAAACGCGGCGCTATCATCATGGTCACACGACCGGGCGGCGAGTTCGCCGGACTCGAGGTCATCTAATGCCATCGAAAGATAGACCAGACCTACGCACTCAAGAGTGGAAGCGCACACGCGCCTTCATCCTTGAGCGTGATTCAGGAATCTGCTACAGCTGCGGCGGGGATGCCGACACAGTAGATCACGTCATCCCTCACTCAAAGGGTGGTGGCAATGAACCGGGCAACCTCATCGCAATGTGCCGACGATGCAATGGTCTCAAAGGTGACAGCATCGCTCCTCGAATCAACTGGTCTAACCCCCGATGGGGGGTTATCATCCCGTGATAAATAAATACCCCTACCCCTACATCCCAGTAAATAGGCGGGCTGTTTTTTTTACAGAACCGCTGAATAACCGCCTCCATACTGGCATTTTTATCCCCGAAAACTGAAACATTCAAGGAGCATGACCGTGAACTTCACAGAATCCGTCAAACAGTTCGTAGAGAACGAGACTTGGTTGGATGCGTCGCACGCACCTTCGGTAGTTGCGCTGCAAGCTTTAGCCGTCGAATTAGACCGGGAAGTGACCGCCGCGCTTATTGCGCAGTTCGGGTTGCTTCACCGGTCACTTCTGAAAGAACGGCCAAGCGTAAAGGTCGAGATGGATCCTTTGGCTGAACTGTTGCGCCGTGGTATTTAGTCCGGCACGTCATACACCGCCACTCACGCCCGACTTCAAAGCCGGTATTGATAAATACCTCCCGGCGTTCGAGCTTGCGTGGGGTGTTGCTAATGGCGAGGACTTCAAGTTCGATCCGTGGCAACGTGAGCTGCTTCGCCGCGTTACCGAACTGTTACCATCGGGCGAATTGCGTTTCCGTAGCGTTCTTATCAGTTGCCCGAGACAATCTGGTAAAACAGAGCTTCTGACAGCCATCGGATTGTTCGCGCTCATGCGCAAACCTAAACAGGCAAACATTGGAATTGCATCGACAGCCGATCAGGCACGCCTTCTTTACAATCGACTTCAGGGCATCATCTTCTCAAACCCCACGTTGTCAAACATGATGAAGAAGAACACTGAAACGCGAGGTATCAAAACAACGACGGAAACAACTTATGATATTCGCGCGGCAAAAGCAGAGACCTTGCAAGGTATCCCCATCAGTATCGGTATTGTCGATGAAGTTCACCTCGTAGATGAAGACGCTTATTCTGCGCTTGTGGCCGGACAAGGCGCGAGAAAAGATTCATGCATTTACGGCATAACAACGGCGGGCAACGAAGACTCAAAATTGCTGGCCAGACTTTACGCAAGTGCAGACAAAGCAATCGCGGGGGAACTTCCCCGGTTCGGCGCGTGGATATGGGAAGCGTCAGAAGCGTATGTGCCAAAAGATGATGATGCACTTATGGCTTTACTCACCGAAGCCAACCCATCAATTCAACACGGCCGCAAGGACGTAGCGGATGTACTTTACGAGTGCAGGTCAAGCATTCCCGAGGATGACATTATTCGCTATTATCTGAACCGGTTCATCAAGTCCAGCACAAACACTTTCATCCCCTTTGCCATGTGGCAAAAGAACGAGCGCGGAATTGATGAGAAGTTGCCCGACGGTCAAGTTGTGTTCGGTATTGACCGGACACCGGACTGGGAGCATGCGACCGTTGCCGCAGCTGTACTTGTCGACGGCATAATCCACACCGAGATAGTCGCGTCGATTGTCAAACCCACACTTGAGAAGATGGTCAACATCGCCAACCAGTTGCACAAGCACTCTCCCCGGGCAATCATGATGGATGGTCTTTACCTGCGCGATCTACACAACGAGTTAGAATTGCGCGGCCTGAACTCAAAGCTTGTTGCGAAGTCTGATGTTATCCGGGCTTCATCTACGTTCTATTCTCGTCTAGCAAGCGAAACACTCAAGCACGCACCAGACCCGTTGCTGTCCGTTCAGATTCCGCGAACGGTCAAGAAGGCTGTCATGGATGGCTTCATGATTTCGCGCATTGATTCAAGTGTTGAGATTGATGCGGTCATGGCCACTGTGATTGCTTGTCATGGAGCCGAAACACTCAAGGCTGTGGCAACCCGCAGCATCATGATCTAGTCTGGTAATCTAGTCCTCTATGGACAAGCAGACTCTCGATGGTTACCCCATCCCACCCGTTGACCCGATGGACTCTATGCAGTGCGATTCCTGCCAATAACATAAAACGTACAATTTAGACACGCCACGCAAGATTCTTGCGTCGTGTGGTACGATTATTGCGTATGGCAAGCCTTCTGGACTTCCTGAACCCGTTCCGAGCAATCGAGACGGTGCGTTCAGTCGCGTCCGAATTCAGCACCGAACTGACAACGCGATCGTCTATCGTGCCACCTCCCCGGTCGGCATCGGCTGGTGTGAACACTCTCGAAGCTGTAAGCATCGCCGCCGTCTACCGTGGCGTCTCAATTCTGTCGAACGCAATCAAGCAGATCGGTGTGCACCTTTACCGTGACGATGTTCGGCTCGAGTCGACACCGTTGTGGGTAAAGCAACCGGATGACAAGATAACCCGTGCCGAGTTTATGGCGCGTACTGTCAACTCGATGGCTGTGGCCGGAAACGCTTACTGGCGTATCTCCCGCAACGGTCGCGGCGAGACTGTGAAACTTGAAGTGCTGAACCCATTCGACATTCTGATTGAGTCGACGGATAGCGGAGAACTCACCGGGTACACCTATCGGGGTACTACTGAATACCAACCTAATGAGATTCAGCACCTCAAGATGCTTGCTATGCCCGGCAACCTTTACGGCCTTGGTCCGATTCAGGCTTGTCAAGCGGAGCTGCGCAACTCGAAGGATACGCGCGACTTTGCGTCAAAGTGGTTCTCGGATTCGGGTATGGCTGCGCAGGTTGTTTCGCCGAAGGTTCCCGTCTCGCCTGACACGCTAATTGACATTGCCGAGTCGTTGCGCAATGCGCAGACTGGTGGCAGTGTGGTGGCACCTACCGAGTTGTCGATTCAGAACTTGTTCCTGAACCCACGCGACGCAATGTTCGTGGAAGTCCAGCAGTGGAACACTTCTCAGGTCTGTCGCATCCTAGGGATTCCCGCGAACATGATGCTCGCCGAAGCAGGCTCGAGCATGACTTACTCGAACGTCGAACAAGAACAGATCGCTTTCACCCGGTACTCGCTGTCTGCCTACTACGTCGAGATTGAGCAAGCCATGAGCGCACTTCTCCCACGCGGAACCGACGCACGCATGAACATCGACGCACTTCTCCGCAACGACACACTTACCCGCTACCAAGCCCACCAGATCGCAATCGCAGCAGGCTTCAAAACAATCGATGAAGTCCGTGAGGACGAGAAGCTCGCGCCACTGTTAGGAGTTCCCAATGGAACAATTTGAGACCCGTGAGATGGAGTTCCGTCTCACTGACAAGGACAAGCGCGAAGTCGCTGGTCTTGCCGTC